ATAACATTTTGTGGTCGGGACAATGGTGGAAGAAACAACTTGCGTAGCTGGATTGCTGTTAGACGCATCTAGATTGCCATTGTCAATAGACGCGCTAGTAGAAACCAAAGGGTTAAACGTGCAATAATTCCCCGGCACTTCACCGCCCGCGCCAGTGTCATCAGCCGTGTCGCCGTTCGTGGGCGAGTCGCGCAGGGAGTCGTTGCCGGAACTAAAGGAATTATCAATAAGCACAGTCACTCCGTCAATACGCAAACCAACCCAACCAACTCTTTCAAGACTATTTCTCACACTTACGGCGTTAAACGAGCCAGATCCCGTTACAAGCGTTGTCCAAGGAACGGTGTTACCAGTACCAATGTTCGGAACACTTACGCCACCAGTTGGGTCAGCAGTACCAAGACCGGCATAGCCTGTTCCATAGCCGTTGTTGTAACCAGCAATTTCAACTTTGCTTGAGTAGTTTATTGTTGAGGGAAGTGTATAAGTCAGTACATTTCCACTTGCAGTTGTAATTCCAGCAGCATTAACAGTGCGAGTTTGAACGCCATCAAATGCTTCGCTAATTGTTCCGTCATTGGTCCCTGCGGTAATGGTTCCTGCCAAATAATTGCCATTACCTTCAAGAACGCTGATGTTGGTGCTATCCCAGTAGTTGCCGTTGCCGCTTACGTCCTTACCGATGCCGACGTTTGAGCCGCTGGTCGTGCTGCTGTTATCAGCAAAGGAGAGGTGGAAGCCGTTTACCCCTATGTTTGTGGTGTTGCCGTCGATAAGTATCACGCCATCAACTTCAACCGCATAAATAGTGATCCCAGCGTCAACGCCTATCTCAGAAAAAGAGCTAGAACCGATGTCACTAGATGTGAACGTTTTTTTGTAAATACTGCCGACCGCAGTTGCACCGGTCATAAAGACCTGCGTACCATTAAGCCACAAATCAGCAGTGTTACTATTGCCGTATACGGTTACACCTGTAGTAAAAGATATGCCGGTAAAGGATGTTTTGTACTCATTAGCTGTATTAACACCGCCAGCAGCACCAGTTGCGAAAGATCCATCAAAAGCAGATGCCCAAGTATACGAACCAGAGTATGGTGTTCCGCTGGCGTTTGCACTCCAAGTTGTTCCATTGTTAGGAGTTGCCGGAGGAGTAAATTCAATCGGCTGCCACACGCCGTTGTCGTCAAACTCCCCAAAGCTGGTGGGGTCTAGCGCTTGACCGTCGATGAAGTGAACGTCGGCTAGGTAAGCATTCAAATAAGCTCCACCGTCAACGTTGCTTGTGCCTATGGCATGAATGACAGTATTGTTTACACCAGTATTGACATTTAATCCAGGATTGACCGTGGCAGAAAAATCTGTGATCTGAACACCGTTGAAGTAGATTTTTATACGATCATCAGCGGTGCTTTGCGTAGTATCTACAGCAACAACTAAATGACCCCACGCAGATGTATCTCTAAAAACTTGAGAGGTGACACGATCCGCGGTTAGGCCGCGAGTTACAAGAAGAGTATTGTTAGAGCTAAATCTAATAACAAATCTTTCATCTGCGGCATCGAACGCACCCGATTCAAACAAGTATGAATTTGAACCTAGTCCAGTCCGCTTAAACCATCCCGCCCAGGTCCACGTCCTGCGGTTGCCAGCAGATGCCGGGGTGCGGCTGAGGTAACTGCTGTCGGCTGAGTTGAACCGCAAGGAACGTTCAATCTCGTAACCAGTGGGGGCTGCAGCAGCGGCCTGCACCAGCAGCAGTGGACTTGCGCTTCCGGGGATGCCCATTTCTTAGCTGATGTTGGTGATCAGAGTAGCTGCAATGTCGGTGCTGGTACGAACCGTAAACACCAGCACATCAATAGCGTTGGCCGCCGTAGATAGCGTAGGCGCAACTCCGCCAGAGAAAGACCAATAGGTATCAAATGCAAGAGTCCGAGAGCCGGTCGCATCCTGTGAAATAAAGATCGCGCCACTTGCACCAGCAGTCAAATTGGTGGGGTTGCCTAATGTCCGGTTCCCGCCCAAGGTGACGCTGTAGTTGTTTGCCAAACTGAAGTCAGGCGTAATAGTGGCACCATCGGTCAGGGCAGAAATTGCACCCCGTTGTTGTGCGCTAAAGCTTTGAGCCAGTGACAGGCCCGCCAGCGTGGTGGTGCCGTCCGGCAGGGTGACCGTGCGATCCGCGGTTGGCTCACATGCCAGCGTCAGCTCGTAATCATCAGCGGTGGTGCCTTCAAGGACGACAGAACCGTTAAACGTTGCCGTGCCAGTGACTGTCAGCGCACCATCCAGTGTCGTGGCGCCAGTGACATCCAGCGTGCCCGGAATATCAACATTGCTGGTCCACTCAACGCCAGTTCCAGCTGCATCGGTCTGAAGCAGTTGACGGGCTGAACCATCGGCCAGTTTGCTGACGGCAATTTCGGCAGTGGCGCTGATGTCTGCGTTGACGACCGTGCCATCGGCAATCATTGCGCTGGTCACCGTGCCACTGTCACCAGTTGTGATGACCGTGCCGCTTACATCCGGGAAAGTGATGGTGCGATCGGCTGTCGGATCAACAACGTCCAGGTAAGTCTCGTAGTCGTTGGATGACGTACCTTCAAATGCCAGGCTGCCGGTGGTGCCAATCAGCAGTTCGCCGGTAATCGTGCCGCCACCTGCGCCAAGCTTTTCGCTATCGACTTCCTCAATCGCGGTCTGAACGTTGGTGGCCGAGATGTTGCCAGCAGGCGAGAAGCTGACGTTGCTTGCAACCTGGGCAGTAACGGTCTGCGAAACGTCAATCTCAGTCCAAGCCGAGCCGTTCGACAGGATGATGTCCGGCGGGCTAAGGGCAACGTTGGGGGCATTACCGGAAGTGATCGTGCCAGCTTCCGAAACCACCAAGTAGTACCGGTTGTTGGCCGTGGCAGCTGCAGGGATTGGATCACCAACCACCAAGCCGACAGCCGTACCTTCAGCCGTCACCGAAGCAACAAGACCGGTGCCGCCACCAGTCGATGCGTCGAACGTTCCAGCAAAAACAATTTCACCGACCGAGATGCCGATGGGCTGGAAAACGTTGCCGTCCCAGAGGAACAGGTCGCGGCTTAGCGGGTTAAAGAAGAACTGACCGATGTGGTCAGCAGTCGGCTGGGTTTCGCCAATCTTCGAGACGGCGTAGTTGGCTAGTTTGCTGCCGGGAACCGTATTAGCGCCAAGACGGGCAACATCCAAAGTGCCGCTGGTCAGCAGTGCGGCGCTGTGGTTTGGAAGGTCGGCGCCAGCAAGCGCTGCACCCGCACTGACATGACCTTGCGCGTCAACCGTGACCTTGGTGTAGGTGCCAGAGGTGGTTGAGTTGGTGTGGTCAAGATTGCCTGAGCCGTCAACAGAAAGGCCAGTGCCTGGAATAATTGCGCCTTTGGCGGAAGCCGTGGCTGCAGGCAGGTCACCGCTAGCGATGACGCGGCCGTTAGTTACGAGGCCTTTAGCGTTGTAGGTGACCAGCCCGTAGGTGACGTTGGCGGTTACGTCGTTGTCGATTTCGAGAACCGCGCCATCCATGCGCAGCCCTTCGCCGTTGATAGCGACGCCACCGCGAGCGCTAGTTGTCGGAGCGGGAAGGTCGTCACCGGTAATGGTGCGGTAGCTGACCGTGCCAGCAGAGGCAGCCGGACCAGCTAAAAATTGCGCGGCAGCTGTAGTCGGATCCAGCGTGGCGCTGATCGTCATGTCATTGCCGCTGGCACTGACCTGGATGTTGATCGTGCCAGCCGTGCTGCCAATGACGGAGCCAACAGAACCTGCAGCTTTGAAGCTGACCCAAGCGCTGCCGTCCCAGATGTAGGCGTTGTCGTCGTCGGTATCGAGTGCGATCTGGCCAGTAAATGCACCAGATGCAGGCAGGGTGGTAACCAGATCGACGGTGGATTCGTCGCCCAGCTTTGCTGCGGTAACAGCGTCGTCCTCAATCTTGGCCGTGGTTACGGCGTCAGTTGCCAAAGAAGCGGCAACAATTGAACCCGCACCAAACAGGATCTTGGCGCTTGGGATCGTGGCGTCCGCAATCAGCGTGGTGGCGTTGCCAACAAGATCCGTAACGGTGATCTTTTTGGTTTCGCTTGCACTTACATCGGCAACCGGAAGCAGGTCACCTGCGGCAAGATCGGCACCGGCAAGGGCCGCTAGTTGCGTGATCTTTAGATCGGCCATGCCCTACGTCCCTAGTGCCGCCTACGGTTGCGGTTAGTCTAAGCCCTCTAACGCCAAGTGATCAGTGGCGTCTTGTTCAAGCGAAAGCTTATCGCCAGACTCTTGCAGCAGAGAATCCGGCACGGTGGTCTGAGATTTAAGTTGAATCGGACCAGTGGCAACAAACTGAATCGTTGAAACGATCAAGCGACCGGCCGCGAAACTCGTCGCACTGTTCGTGACTAATGCGTCGAATTCCCACCACAGGGAGTCGTTTTCCTGGGTTTCGAGAAAGGTGCCGGAGGCGGCAGAGGTGTCTTCCGACTTGATGTAGAACTTGCCCCTAAAGGATGAGCCGATTTCCGTGCGAAGAACCAGCTGCATCAAATACTGGACGGTCTCCTTGCCAGTCTCATTGACGTAGTCCCACTCGGCGGTAAGGCTGCCGCTGCCTGTGATCAGACTGCTGTATTGCTGGCGGTATTGATCGCCCAATACTGTGAAGTCAACCGCTTCGCGAGATGTGTTGATCTCGTAGTCGCTTACACGGCCCAGAATTCTTGAGTCCCGATCGCGGATGCTGGCTCGGATTGGGATGTCACGGCTAATGCTGTTCAGCGTGACAAGACCAGTAGTCCCGCCTTCGAGACTGTTGTCAAAGGTGTCGTAAAGCTTGATTCCGCCGATTTGGTCGACGTAAACGTACCAATTGCCGCTGGTTTGCACGGAACCGGCATCCCAGCCGCTCGCATCGACAAAATCGAGGTCCGTGTCATCAGTCGTGGCAATCTCAACGAGATCACCCGTAATCAGGAGGCCTTCGTCGAAATCAAAGCTAAACCGGTTTGATGAGGCGTTGACGTCAGAGGGATTGACAATCGACTCTTTGTCCCCTTCAAGAGACTTGCGCGTTAGCTCAACATTGCCAATATTGCCGAGGTAAATGCCCATCAGATCGTCACCGTAGTCAACGCACCGGTGCCCTGGAACGAGATTTCTGCCTTGGTAATCTCACCAACACTCGCACCAAAGCTGACGCTTGTGATGTAGGCGGTTAGCTCGACATCGTGGTTTGTTGAGCCTTCAACCAAACGCAGCGTCAGGGTTACGGTGTCAGCTTCGGCAACAGCGCCAATCTTCAGGACCTTCTTTAAGGCCGTGGCTGCGTCGTTGCGACCCGTACCATCGTTGTAATAAAGCAGGCTGGCGCTGCCGTTGAACTCTTGGACGCCGGGCACATACGTGCGTTGATCGTCGCCAAGAGTCGTGCTTTCAAGCACTTCGAGGCTTGCACTAAGAGACCAGCTAGCAACTTTGATTTGCTCAGTGCCGTCAATCAGCAGGCGGCCGTCTTTACCGGTGTAGAGCTTGGCCATTACAGGACGCCTACCAACTTCACTTTAACGCTACTAACGCCGGGACGAACTGATGTAATCACTGGCGCAGACTCATATCGCCAGGCATTGGGGCTGGGTACATCAATTGCGCTGTCCGTGCCAGACCACCCCGATCGCACGTCCGATGGAACGGTGAACGTTTGAAAAGTGCCTTGAACTTCATCGAAATGCGCGAGAAAGTCGTCGGCCTCGGTGTCGAGGATGTTGTCGTAGCTCAATCCCAGCGTCATGCCGGTACGCTGGTTGCCGTAGAGAATGCGGGTCTCGGCCCCGGACTGAGCTCGAAACGTTTTTACGGGGTAGGTGCCGGGATCGAAATCGCGTCCCGTGGGCTGCAAGGTTGGGAATGCCATTAGGAGTCAATTTCAAACAGGGCGGAGTTGGTGATGTCCCGAGCAATAGTGCTTCGGTACTGATCGTCGCAGGGGAAATCTGTAGCAGTGATTTGCACGTTGCCCTCAGCGTCCAACGTGAGTTGCTCGACCATGTAGACATTCTGGGACGCAACCGAGCTTGAGACCGTAAATACGCTGTTGAACAGGTCGGGATTCGTAACTAGGCCGCCGTTGATGTCCATGGAGCCTTCACTTACGTCCTCCGAGCCTGCCTTGTAATACAGAACGTCGTATTGACCGTCGTCAAACGCAGTGGCACTGGTAATTACGCCGGTATCGCTGATGCTTCCGTTTCGAGCGGAGCTGTAAGGGTTGGACTCGGTGACCACACGGATGAAATCACCGGGAGCAAGATCGATGCCATAAGGGGACGTCTTGAAAGAAACGGTGTGGGTGATGTAGCGGCGAACCAGCATGAAATACCGACCAACCAGCTCAGCGTGAGCACGGCTAGTGCAGTACTGGGTCATGTCGAACTGCTCTAAGGGGTCGTCGGAATGCGAATCCCCTTTCCAGCGCATGACAATGTTTCTCTCCTCGGGGAACTGGTTTTCGCGCTCTTCGCGGAAACGCAGCATTGCCTGGAAGTCCTTACGCTCCTCGGCCGATATGTAGGTGACCTCAAAGCTGTCCTCATAGATATTGCCGGCAGTGAACAGCTGCTTGATTGTCACCGCGTCGGTACTTATGGCACCGCCAGGCGTGGTGGGAAGGGCAGGAACCAAGGCAAAGCGGCCATCCATGATGGCGAAGTTGCACAGCATGAACGGGGCTGTGTCGGCAATGAATTGACGGACGTTTACTGCACCTGAAATCGCGCCATCAAACAGCAAGCCGTTGGTGCGCAGGAACCGGGCAGTGGTGACGAAGCTGTCGGTGTTGATAAGTGGAGCATTGTCTATGGACATGCCAAGCAGATCGCCAACACCAGCCACCCGGTCGGTCAGCAAGTAGTAGACCAAGTCGCAGAACAGTTTGCTAGGGACAACCTCAGAGGATTCGTCTGGATGAAAACGTTTAACAGGAA